CTGTCTGGGGAGTTCGTGATGCTCCCCAGTGGCCAGATGGTGCCCGCTGCTGAGGCGCCCAAGCCTGAGCCCGCCAAGCCCCAACCCGCGCCGAAGGCCAAGGACTGATGACCGCACTCCTGATTCGTAATTCGTTTGCGCTGGTGAAAGCCGAGACCAGCTACGGCACCCTGGCCAGTCCGATCGCCAACACCGACGCGGTGAAGATCGTGTCGCTGGAGGTGAACCCGATCACCGGCACCCGAGTCGAGCGGAACCTGATCAAAGGGTTTCTCGGCGCTGACCGCCAGCCGCTCACCAACGAGCACTCGGTCATCACGATCACCTTCGAGTGGGGCGGTTCTGGCGTCGCCGCCACCGCCCCCCGGTTTACGCCATTGCTGCAGGCAGCCGGCATGAACGTGTCGGCATTTACCGAGCTGACCGGCACAGCCACCGCAGGTGGCGCCAACACCCTCACCCTGGCGGACCTGGGCGGCAGCAATCCCGCAAGCGACGCTTACCTGGGCCTGCCAATTGAGATCACCAGCGGCGCCAACACCGGCCATAAGGGCGTGATCGTGGCGCACGACGGCGCCACCAGGCAGGTGACGGTGGTTCCTTCCACCGCATCGTTCACCGGCGGCGCAGTGGGCTACAAGATCCCCGCGCTGTCCCTGCTGCAGCCGATCAGCACGTTTGGCAACGGCAGCAGCTGCACCATCGTGGCGGTGAAGGATGGCACCAACGTTCACCGGATCGATGGATTCCGCGGCAACCCGGCGCTGAATGCGCCGCTGAACAGCTACGGCACATTCACCATCACCGGCATCGGCCGTTACACCACCCCGACCGCCAAGGCGTCCGAGGCATTCAGCTACAGCAACCAAGCCGAGCCGGTGCCCATCACCCCGCGCCACACCAGGGCGCTGCGGTTCCAGGGCTTCAACCCCTGCTCTGAGGGCTTCACGTTTGACTGGGGCCTGGCCAACTCGTTCCGCTCGCTGATCGGCTGCGAGCCTCACGCCCGCATCACCGATCGCCCCAATCCGAACGGGACGATCACGATCGAAAACCCGCCTGTGGCGACGAAAAACTTCTTCACCGCTGCAGCCGACAACAGCGGCGCCAGCGATGGCCCGTTCGTTGTGCAGCAGGGCACGACGGCCAACGAAAGCTCCATTTTCTTCTGTCCCAAGGCAGCGATCAGCGGCGACCTCTCGTTCTCTGATTCTGACGGAATCAGCATGCTGCAGATCCCATTCACCGCGCTGCCTAAGTCCGCAGCCGGCAACGACGAAACCCGCCTCGTTTTCTTCTGATTCGCCATGTTCCATCTGTACCAGCCGGACCACATCGAGTGGCCGGTAAGTGTTGACCTGCCTAGAGGTGGGTCAAAAGAGACGTTCGCCTTCGTGGCTCATTTCCGGGTTCTTGATCAGGATGAGTGTGATGAGCTGAATGAACGGCACAATGCCCTGATTCTCGCCACGGTCAGGCGATATGAGGCGCTCAAGTCCTACCGCAGCAGCATCGATCTAGAGCCCATTGTTGAGCCCCTGCCCTGCAGCTATCAAGACCTGGCGTCTGAGGTGCTCTGCGGATGGGACGAGGAAGGCAAGCTCGCCGTGGTGGACGACGACGGTGACCCTATTCCGTTCACTGAGGCCAACAAGGCCAGGATGATGCAGATCCAAGGCGCCGCGTCCGCGATCTTCAACGCCTGGGCCGAAAGCCAGGGCAAGCCGTCCGAGAAGTCCGCCGCCAAGCAAGGAGGCTTCCGCGCAAAAAACTCGTAGACGCGGCGCTGTTCCTCGCTGGCGCCGCGAAAGGTGAGGCTGACGACGGCAAGGATGCGGCCGCTGCTGCTGCCGTGTTCGGCCTGGAGGTGCCCGAGGCAGAGCAGCGGCCCGAGACGTTCGGGATCCTGCCGGAGAACTGCGAAGCGCTGGCGTGGTTCCTGAGGCTGCAGACCCAGTGGCGGGTGGGAATGAATGGCCCTGTGGGCCTCGACTACGGGGTGTTCATCCAGTGCGCCCGCGATGAGGGCGTGAAGCGCCGTGACCGGGTGTGGCTGCTGGAGGATCTGCGGCTGATCGAGCGGGAGTATCTGGGGGCGGCGAGATCCATAGCCTGACCCTAGGACTGGTGATCGGATAACACATGGCCCGGATGAGCCTGGATACCGCCATCCGGCTGTCGGCCGAGGTGAAGGGCGGCGGGAATATCGACCGGGTGAAGCGGTCGCTGCAGGATCTGGGCCAGGCCGCGCAGGTAACCAAGCGGGAAAAAACAGCACTGCGCACCGCAACGCTGCAGCTCGCCCGCGCCAATGACGGCACGATTGCCGGGATCAGAACCAGCATGGCGGCCTTGCGCGGGCTGCAGGAACAGGCCCGGATCGGCGGCCGGGAGTTTCAGAAGTACGGGGCTGAGATTCAGCGGCTGGAGGGGAGGCTTAGGAGCCTCGATAGCACTGCCAAATCGGGCAATGGACTGTCTGCACGCAATGCACTGCTGGCAGGCGCTGCGGGCGGCATTGCTGGGGCAATCAGTGCGCAAACGGGAATGGTTGCAGCGGGCGCTTTTCAGGTTGGCCTGAATGCCGAAAGCGCTCAAGTGAGGCTAAAGGCGCTAACAGGCGAGTTTGGAGAGTACAACGAAGCACAGGCGGCGGCTGCGCGAATTGCAAGCACACTAAGAATTAGCAACATTGAGGCCCAGGATAGTTTCGCAAGCTTGTATGCGTCACTTAGGCCAACTGGCGTAACACTAGAAGAGATTGAAAAGGCATTTATTGGATTTTCTGCTGCAACCAGGAATAGCGGTGCAACAGCGCAAGAAACCAGTGCCGCGTTAATTCAATTAAGGCAGGCACTCTCTTCCGGCGTGCTACAGGGCGAAGAACTGCGGTCGATTCGTGAACAGGCACCACTGGTTGCGCAAGCGATTGCCGCTGAAATGGGCGTAACGATTGGCGAGCTGAAAGAGCTGGGAGCAGAAGGCAAAATCACGACAGATATAGTGTTAAATGCACTAAATCGGCTAAATGATACCCAATTAGGCAAGCTAAATGAGCAGTTTAAGACTGGTCGTCAAGCGCTTATTGATCTACGGGTGGCGTCTGAAAACCTAGGCGTAACATTTGCTCGGGTATTTGGGCCGTCAACCGTAACCGCTATCAATGCCGTTGCAGCTGCATTGCGTTCTGCCAATCAAACGATTGGCGCATTCAGTGGCGATCAACCCGCTCAAAATGCAATTCAGGATCGACTAAGGGCGCGGCAACAGGCGGAACGGGACACAAGCGCCAGACCGTTTGGGTTGTTTGATTTCCGTGGGCGGCAGCAGTTCTTCAGGCAGCGCGAAGAACAGCTGTTTAGGCAGTATCAAGGCGAAAGAACGTTTACGCCTAGCAGCGTGTCGCAGCAACAGCAGCAGGCCCAAGCTGCAGCGGCTGGCGAACGGGAAGCGGCACGGGTGAGGGCTGCTGCTGCCAGTGGCGGCGGCGGGACGGCTGGCGCAGCGGCGGCCAAAGGCGTGAAGGAGCTGCTCCGCCTTACTGATGCGGAGATTGCAGCAGCGGTCAACACGGCAATCGGTGAGTATGGCGGTTCGGATCCCCGTGGCCGTACTGATGTGTTTGCCAATATCCTGGCGCGGTCCAGGTCGGGGCAGTTCCCGTCCAATCTGGTTGATGTTGTCACCCAGCCGGGGCAGTATGCTCCCAACTTTGGGCGCAGTCGTGCGCAGGTTGTCAACCCCAACCTGTATGGTCGCTCACGATTTGAGCAGGTAAAGGCTGAACTGTTGAATCCTCAGCTGCTTTCGCAGTCAGTGCAGGACGTTAACAGCAGGTTGTATTTCAAGGGCATCAGCCAATACGGCAACATGATGTCAGGCGACTTTCTACGCGCCCAAGGCCAGAACTTCTTTCATGGTCCAGGGCGTCAACTTGGCACCAATCCTCAGATCACCGCTGGTCTACTACGCGACCTTGAAGGCGCAAGTGGAGTGGTCAGTTTTATTGACGAACAAGAGCAAGCCGCCGAACAACTCCGCGAACGCCAACAAGCCACCACCACCGAGCTCGAAAAGTTCATCGAGGCCAGGACCCAGGCTGTCGTCAAGCTCAACCAGGAAAGCGAGCTGTTGGGTGCGACGACTGACCTTGATCGCCGCCGGCTGGAGTACGCCTTCGAGCAGCTGGAGATCAATGACAGGGCGATTCAGGTCAAGAGAGAGTTTCAGGAGCTGGAGAAACAGCTGGTCGAGCTGGGCATCGATTACAACGCTGAGCAACAGCTGGCGCGGATCGAATCGGAGAAACAGCACGCTCTGAAAAACGCCCAGGTCAAGGCCGAACAGGACATCAACGACCTGATGGCCGAACGGGTGCGCATGATGCAGCAGCTGACCAGCCAGGCCGCCGAGCCAGCTGCCTTCCAGACCCAGGGCATGGCGATCGAGGCCCAGATCGCCACCCTGAAAGACGACCTAGCTGAAATGACCAGCATCGCCACCCTGGCGGGCAAGTCTGCCGAGACCATCGGCGGGGCGTTCGGCAATGCGTTCCGCGACCTGATCAGCGGCGCAGCGAGCGCCAGGCAGGTGCTGAGCGGGTTCTTCGAGGACGTGGCCCAAGGATTCGCGCAGATGGCCGCAGAGATCATCGCCAAGCAGATGGCCATGATCGCGCTGCAGACCATCCTTAAGGCGCTTGGGGCGGTGGCTGGGGGTGGTTCGACGTTTGCACCATCAGGCCCGCTGGAAAGCGTTGGCAGCTTCTCACCCTCGCTGAGCTTCGACCCGTCCAACCTGGCCCCCCGCGCCCTCGGCGGCAGCACCGCCAGCGGCCAGCCGTACAAAGTCGGAGAGAACGGCCCCGAGCTGTTCGTGCCCTACCAGGCCGGCAGCATCATCCCGGCTGAGGCCACCGAAGCGCTGGAGGCGATCAACAACGCCAGCCTGCGGGGCCTGTCGGTGCCGTTCCAGGCCACCGCTGCCACCGCTGCCAAGGCCTCCCAGCAGGGCGGCAGCTCCAGCTCCAGCAGCGGCCTGAGCGTGCCGTTCCAGCGCGGCATGGAGGGCCTGAGCGTGCCATTCCAGCGGGGTGGCATGGATGGATCCGCAGCGGCCGGTGGTGGCGCGGCCGGCGGCGATGGCCTTATCCGATTCGAGACTGTGCAGATTGGCGAGCTTGATTTCGTCACCAGGGATGAGGCGCAACGGATCGGCCGCGAGTCTGCCAAGCAAGGCGCCGCACTGGCCCAGAAACGCATCACCAACAACCCCACCGCCAGGCGGCAGGCAGGGCTGAGCTGATGGGGCTCTGCAACTTCCTGCGGTTCAAGCGCCGGGATGGCACCTATACCACCTGGCTGGCCCAGAACTACTTCATCGGCCAGACCATCGCGCACAACGGCCAGAGTTACCCCCACCTGCCGGTGGCGGTGGCCACCAACTCCAGCACCCGAGGCGGTGATCGATCCGAGGCGGTGATCGCTGCGGCGACCTCAGCTCTGACGCTGAACGTGTTTGCCGAGGCCAGCCAGCAGGAGTGGTTGCTGGAGGTGCGGTCCGTCAAGGTCAACCGGGCTGACCAGAGCCTCGGCGTCTTGCTCACCACGGAATACTGGGCGGCGCAGCAGCTGCAGCACGACACCAGCGAGCCGATCGCCAAGCTCCAGCTGGCCAGCCCGCTCGATGCCGTCAAGGCGCCCGGCGGCAGGGTGCTGTCTCAGGTGCTGGTGGGGGCGCTGCCCACCAGCGGGAATCTGACGCTGCAATGACCGCAGACTGGCCCGCCTGGGTAAGCGCCCGCCTGCCGCATGTGATTGGCGCCGACCCTGACGACGGCAAGGGTATCTGCTGCCTGGTGATGGCCGCCAAGGTCCGCCGATCCGCTGGCCTGGCCATGCCCGATCTGGACCCGCAGTGGTTCGTCATGGCCGCCACCGGGCAATGGGAGCAGCTGCAGCGGGAATGGAGGCGCCTGATGGTCCCCCACAGACTGGAGCAGTACGCGCTGGCGCTCCACCGCCAGCCCCTGGGTCTCGGTGTTGGCGTGGTGGTGGATGACGGCCTGCTGATCGTGCATCACCGCCGTGGGGCGCAGTGGCTGCCGCTGGAGGTCGCCGGCCAGCTCATGCCCCTCGAATACTGGAGGCCCCGGGATGCTGCCATCTGATCGCTATCTGGCCGAGCTGCTGGGCCTGAGCGATGAGCAGTACGAGTTCTGGCGCGATGAGGTCCGCAAGCGTGCAGCGGAGGCGCCCAAGCCTGCGGTAACGGCTGGCATCGAGTTCACCGCAGCGCAGATCGTGGTGCTGGTGCTGACTGCGGTGAGCATCGGCGTACAGCTGATCGGCGTGCTGCTGGCCCCTGGCGCCCCCCGCAACCGCCGCGGCGCAGAGCTGGGCCAACGGCAGCTGCAGGGCCGCAACCAAACCAGCATCCAATCCCTGGCGCCCCGTGGCGGGTTCGATGCGGTCCAGGACGTGGCGGCGATCGGTGAGGCGATCCCCGTGGTCTACGCACACCGCGAGACCATCGACGGCGTGGCCTATGGCGGTGTGCGGGTGAACGCCACCCTGCTGTGGTCGCAAATCTGGAGCCTGGGCGGCAGTCAGATGGTGCGTGCCGTTTTCATGCTCGGTGAGGGCCGGCTGGCGGGAATCGACCCCAACGGGTTCGCCATCGGTGACAGCACCATCGGCGCCTACGACCTGGGCAGCAGCGGCGCCAACAGCAGCAGCGCCCGCATCACGATCTACCATCGCCCGGACGGCGGCCGGATCCGCTCGGCTGATCGCATCGCCGGCCGCACTGCTGCGAACGACATCGGCAACGCAGAGAACGACGGCGGCGCAGACGTGTTCATGGCCCGAGGGCTGGGCAACACCTATCAGGCGGTCTTCAGCGCCACCAGCAAGCCCAGCACCTCCACCACGTTTGGCGTTTACGGCCTGATCGGCAACAACCTGGGATTCAAGCTCAATCCGCAACTCCGGCCGCAGTTCACCGCCCGGCTGCGGCCCATCGGCAGCAGTGGCAACGCGATCGTTGCCTGCGACATTGATCAGTCCGTGGTGGTGCAGCGGGCGAAGGAATCAGCGTTCTACTCAACCCGCTCCGGCGTAATCTCCGGGTCGTTCGGCCTAGGTGATTCGTTCACCTATCGGCTCGACCGCAGCAGCGACTATCTGACCACGTTCCAGAGCACGCAGGGTGGCGCCACCTGGACCTCTGCGGTGGTGCTGCAGTCAGCCCCGAAAATCTACGAGGAAGACACCGAGGATCGGATCACCGGGTTTGATTTCGCGGCTCGCATGACGGTGAGCAGCGTGACACTTGGCACTGATCAGGTAGAGGTGACGGCCACCTTCGACGTGGACTCAGTGCGGACCCTGCTGATCAACGAGGATGCCGCCGCCGGCCAGTACCTGGTGGAGTACCTGATCGAGGTGGACAACGGCCTGACAGGACAGAGCCGCCAGACGATCCAATCCAGGTTCAACGTCACGATCACGGTCCAGAAAAAAGGCACCGATCAGTACACCTTTGAAGGCGACGTAGACGAAGACTCCGGCCCGGTGAACGCCC